AGCACGCTGTCCGCCGCACGCGCACGAACCCGACGGAGTTTCCGAGAAAGGACGATTGCGATGACCGAAGAACTGAAACCGACGAGCGCGGATGATCCGAGATTCCGCAAGATCGTGGCGAAGGCGGCCGAGGCGCCGGGCGAGAAGGACTCCATCTTCCGCGAGGTCGTGCGGCAGATCGAGGAGATCGAGGAGCGGGAGATGTCGCCGCTGCTGCGCGAGATCGCGCGGACGGCGTTCGACATCGTGTTCGGGCAGTTGTCGTACGCCGACCGGCAGAAGTTCGTGCCGAAGCCCGGGAGCATGGACCGGTACGAGAACGCCATGGACATGGCGGAGGGCGGGGAGAACCAGGAGAACGCACTGCGCGCCATTCGCTGGAATCAGACAGACCTGTTCGACGTGCTGGTGACGGACCTGCCGAAGGCTCTGGAGGACAACAAACGGATCGCGGTTCGCAGGCTGCTGGACGTGGCGCTCATCGAGGAGGCGATGCGGCGGGCGCCGGCGGATCCGGGACCGGACCTTCGGGTGGGCGACGTCTTCCCCGTGGCGGATGCAAACGCATTCTGGCGGGCAACCTCCAATGAAATTGCACGGCGTCTGAAACGCGGCTGGCGGATGCCGCCACCGCGAAAGCACGAGGAGCCGCCGCAATTGACGGGAACGTGAATGAATCGCTTCCGGCCCGGCCATGAAAGCCAATGATCTCCAAATGCTCTGTGCCGGGCCGGAAGCCCCCTGCTACGCGCCGTTCAGTAGGACCGGTTTCGGCGCGGGCAATGAACCCAACCGGCCAATCAAGGAGCAGTTTGATGACAGAAGATCGGAGTGTCTTGATTCTGAGGATCCGCGACGATCATTCGACGCGGGAGCTGGCCATCCGGATGCGAATCCGGATTCAGAACGGGTGCATGGCACGGGCGCGAAGCCTGCTCGGCTTCAAGATCACGCTTCCGGAACTGGAGCGGACGGCCATTCGCAACTTGGCGGCGAAATACATGTCTGCCCTGACGAAGGGCAAGGTGCCGAAGGACGCCGACGCGCGGTTCGTCGAGCTGATGAAGCCGGTGCTGACTGCATCGGTGGGGAGCTCGGCGGCGTGGGACGCCCTGGCGGCAGCCTGCGAGAAGAAGATGATCGAAGGGGCCGGGCAACTGCCGGTGACGGAGTTCGTGGATTCCGTCCGCGGCTTCGGATTGACGGGGCTGGCCATGATCATCGGCGAGGCGGGTGACCTGGGGAACTATGCGAACCCGGCGAAGCTGTGGAAGCGGATGGGGCTGGCCGTGATGCCCGACGGCAAGTGCCAGCGCAAGGCGACGGATCCCGCACGGGCGGCCGAGATGGGGTACAGCCCCAGGCGGCGGGCGGTGGTGTATCGCGTAGGCGACAGCCTCATCAAGGGCAACAAGGACGGCTACCGCGAGCTGTACGACAGCCGCAAGGCGATGGAACTCGAGCGGCTGCCGGCGGACGCGAAGGGCCGGAAGATGCACGCCCACCGGCGGGCGCAGCGATACATCGAGAAGCGGCTGCTGAGAGATTTGTGGAGAGCGTGGCGCGGCCATGCCACAAGTGACGCCCAATAACGCATTGCCGCGCCGCTCTCCTGATGTTCGGCGATTCCCGCCCGATCTGCCTTTGAACTCATGGCAACCTGACGCGCGATGCGGGCGGGCGGGGATCGATTGATGTTGCACCGCTGCCGGCGGCGGACGCCGCCATGACTCGGGGGTCACCCTGGGAGTTGGTCAGGGACAGTCGCCGCCGGCAGCAGGAAAATGAAAAAGGCAAAAGGCAAAATGGAAAATGCAAAAAAGGCGGAAGAGCTTCGGTGCCGCATTCAGGAACGCGACGACGCCATGTTGAAGCTCGGCCAGGTGACTGCGAAATTGGAGGAGGCCCAAGCCATGCTCGCAAAGTGCCGCAACCGGTTGGCGCGGATCATGATCGCGGTACATACCGAGTACTCGCCCTTCGAGGCGCGGCTGAGTTACATCAGCCGGCAGGCTGCCGATGGCATCGTGGATGCCGGCGGAGATTACGTAGCCGAAGAGATCAGACGTACCTTGAAAGCGCTCGGGATGGAAAGGCAGAAATATGCAACGCCAGATACTGGGTGAGAAGCTGTGCCAGGCGGCACGCCGCCGGGTGACGATGTGCGCCGGCAGCGTGATCTTCTCGCTGGAGGTCGCGGTGCCCTGCGATTGCCAGGCGAAGGCATCCACAGATTACACAGATCGCACAGAGAGGATAAAGGATGATCAAAGAACCGAATCTCAAAAGCATGGCGGCGGAGCTTGACCAGCAGATCGAGCTGCTGGGGATCCACGAGTTGCAGAAGCATATGCTGCGCGAGGCGGCGCTGAAAGCGGTCGTGGCGGCGATGACCGAGGCACAGACGGACGCGGCACACGCCAAACTGCTCCAGCGGATTCTGCTGGCCTTCCATAGGATTCACAGGACGGCGCTCGCCGGCGATCGCTGCCAGGCCGAACGGCTGCTGGAGGTGGCGAGCATCGCCGATCATAATACGATGGAACTAGCGAAGTTGATGCCGGAGGTCCGGCAGTTTCTACCACCCACCCCAGAACCAGGAGAAGACCATGGCAAATCAGGCGGTTGAAGAAAAACAGCATTGTTCGATTTGCGGCAAGGAGGGCACCGTGATGAGCCTGCAGATTCCGGGCGAGGAGGCGACGCCGCCGGTCTGCTCGGACTGTTTCGATGAGCGGATGGCGCGGGTGAAGGATGAACTGGCCCGCAAGCCGCAGCGGCTGACGGAGAGCGTGTTGCGGGAGGAGCTGATGTTCCTGCAGGGGGTGCAGGGCCATCTGCACGAGTGCGAGCAGATGCTGATCGCGTTCATTTCGCGGTGGGCGGGGCGGGCGAAGGGCCCGCAAACGGAGGTGCGGCAGATGGTGACGAAGGCGTTGGTATCGGTGCAGGGGGCCCAGGCGCGGATCGCACGGACGGCGAAGCCCTGGGCGGACATCGTGCCCGATGAGGATGGGCTGTTCGTGACGCAATAGCGAATCGAAGCGTGGATTTGCCACAAAGGCACGTGCGGACGCGGCGTCCGCCGGTCACGAAGAAGAAAGGACAGGAAGCATGCAGATTACGAAGCTGGTGGTCAAGGCCGGAAAGACCGTGGGCAACCCCCACGAATCATACAGCAACCTGCGGAGCGACGTGGTGATCGAGGCGGTGCCGGATCTCGACGAACACTGGGACCGCAATGCCGGGATGGAGCAGCTCCGGGCGATGCAGGAACAGGCCGATGAGGCGGTCGAAGCAGAGCTCAGGCGGCGGCTGGGTGCGATCACGCGCAGGAAAGACATGGAATATGTGAGGGATCGGATCGAAAGTGCCGAGCGGGAGATGAAATCGCACTCTGCGATGGCCGAGAGATTCAGGGCCGATGCGGTTGCAGCGACAAACCAAGACGAGGAAGACCATTACCTTAATCAAGCCGAGGCTCAGGCCGGAATCCTTGCGCGATTGGCAAACATGATTCTGGAGTTTCGGGCGAGGTTCGCGGCCCTCGAGGCGGGGCAGCCGGATCCGGGTGAGACGCCCGCAGTCGAGATCGGCGAGGACGAGGACGGCGATCCGGACTAGTGGAATTTCCGCCCGGGCCGCGCGGCCGCCCCACCGGCGCCGGCCATGCCTGCTCCGGCGTGCGGCTCGTTAGCCGCCGCGGCCCGGGCACCGCCTTTGAAACGATGAACGAAAGGAGACCAGGCCCATGCTCCACGATGATGACGTGATTTGCGTACAACGGAGAGGTTGCGGTGTGGGGGTGTACCTGCGGAAGCATGACGGGGGCGTGGGCTTCGTGCGGCGACAGGGTCTGGCGGCGCCCGGCGAGGTCGTGCCCTTCGATTTCGGGCCCGAGCTGACGGATGGGTGCTACAACCTGGCATACTCGATGCTGTGGGCGTGCTGCCCGCTCGATGCGGGATACTGGCATCGGTGGTTCGCCCAGATGGTGCTGGAGCCCGAGACGGGCGACCGATGGGAGATCACCGCGGGGGAGGTGCGGGAATTGATCGAGGACGCGGAACGGTTTTATGGGCGCAGCAGCCGGCCGGCGCGGATGCGTCCGGCAGCAATGACGAGCTGCACGGTGGGCGGCGGCACGCTGACGAGCGATGAGGTCTGATAGTTCGATTCGACACGAAGGCACGAAGGACACGAAGAAGAAACCACAGAGCCATAGGATGAAACGAATGAGCCGAACGGGCATTGACTTGATACGGCATATCCAGGACCGGCTGAGCATCCGGGAGGGCGAATTGTACTCCCTGCGAATGCAGCTGGCTGCTTGGGATGGTCCGCCACGGGGAGCATGCCGGCGTGGTCTGAGGGGCCTCATTCACAGCCGCCGCAACCGCGTGCGGAAGCTGCGTAGACAGCTCGAGCGAGCGGAGTGGAGGGGAAAGTGAAACATTGCCAGTGGTGTCTCAAACGAATATGGCCTTGGCAAGCGGCAGTGAGGATCGATGCTGGCCATGCGCACGGTCGTTGTATCATTCGCGACGTGGAGAGGAGAGGCCTAATCATGCACGATGAATTGAGAGCGTATCTTGAGAGGGGGGAAAAGTCATGACCTGCGGTCACGCGATGTGGCTGGTGACGGCGGCGGCGATCGTCGGGGCCTGGCTGAACGTGAAGAAACGTCGCAGCGGGTTCGCGGTGTGGATGCTGACGAATTTGCTCAATGCCGGTTACTGCCTGTGGATCGGGCAGCCGGCCCAGGCGTTGCTGTTCGGCGCGTTCCTAGGGCTGGCGGTCTGGGGGTGGTGGGGGTGGGGAAGAGACTAATGAAAAATGAAAAATGCAAAATGAAAAAAGCGGGGAATCCAAAATGAAAAAACGCGGGCAGCCAAGGCCGCAGATCGGCGAGTACATCAGGCTCAATTGGGATGACGAGCCATCGTGGTACGCGGTGCGCGGCCACGTGGGGCCGGAAGAGGCTCGGGCGACGGTGGCGCGAGAAGACGACTTCGATAGGGAAAGCCTGAAACCGGGCCGCCACACTCGGGCGCGGTGGCAGTTTTCGCCGGAATATCAACGCGCCGATGGAATTGAGGTGGTGCTCGCCATCGATGTGAGCGGGCCGGGAACGTTTTCGGTGACGGTGTGCGAGCCGGTGGATGGGTGAAACGGTGATGCCATGAAAAAGGGAACAATCGTGGGGCAGTGCCCGATCTGCGGAAAACCGGTGGTGTGGCCGCGGCGGAAATGGTGCTCGGCGAGATGCGGGCGCCGGGCGGGGGTCGAGCTGCAGTCGGCGGAGCGGCGGCCGTTGCCGGGGCTGGCGCTGCAGCGGGGCACGCGGGCCTGTCTGCGGTGCAACAGGCGATTCATGTCGGATGGGCCGTGGAACCGGATCTGTCCGCATTGCGGGCAGAGCGCTGCTCAGGCGGTGCGGACGGTGCGGGTGAGCGGGATATGATGGGGCGATGACGGGATGACCAAACGGATCGGGGCGGCAGGCGGGGCACAAGGGCACGGACGATGGGCTACGCGCAAATCGATGAACGATTCTGGGTGGATACCGCCGACTGGCCGCTCCACGCGCGGATGATCTACCTCTGGAGCATCGCGAATACGCACGGGCAGCGGCTGTGCGGCATCGGCGAGGTGCCGGACGTGGTGGTGGGGGCCGAGGTGGGGTTCAACGGGGCGCGGCTCCGCAACGGCTGGCAGTGGCTGGTGGATCAACGCAGGATGCTGCGCGTGGGGCACTGGTATTTCAACTTCGATTGCATCCGCTACAACTGCTGGTATACGCACCGGGAGAGCGGGGAGCTGCGGGTGGACCGGAATCACGTGCTGGGCATCGTGAACTATCTCAGGGCCAACAACGTGCCGGCCGAGATCGCACGGGCGGTGATCGCGGAATATCCAGAGCTGTTCGAGGGTGACCTGGTGAACCAGATCGGGATGGCGAGCGGGATCGGGCCGCGTCCGAAATCACGGCGGATAGGAGGGGGTGGGGGAGGGGGTGGAGGAGGGGCTCCCCCAGGGGGTGGGAGCACGCGGGGGGAGGGGGTGGGGGCCTCCGGGTACCCGGGTACCCGTCCATCCGACCAGCCGTCATGAACATCCTCCTCCTCAGGAGGTACGTCAGTGTTTGGGGGTGCGGTGGGGACCGTCCATCCGGCCAGCCGATCCGTCACGCAGATTTCGAGGAGACTGACGATGCCGCGTTTTCCACGGTTTCCGCAGGCCACAACGGCTCCGAAAGCCGGCCCGAGCCCGATACAGCCGCAACCTGCCCGCCGCAGGGCTCCTGCCCGCCGCAGGGCTTCAGCAGGCGGGTCAGCAGGCGGGTCCGATCCACTGCCGGCGTGCTTCTCCGTGGAGCGATGCGAGGGATCGGACGCCTGTGAGTTCTGCAAAGCCGATTCGCCGTTGATCGAGCGGGGGTGCCGGATGGCGTGCCGAGCGAAGGCGAACGAAAAGGCAGACCTGACGCTCTGCCAGGACTTCGGGCACTATGATCCCCACCGGTACCACTGCGTGCAGTGCTGGCGGTCGCGGCCGGGGCACAGCAAATTCGAGTGCAAGGATCTGACGGCGCGCCGGGCCGCCGAGGCGCAGGCAGTCCGCCAGGAGACGCAGGTGGACCAGGCAAAGGCGGACCTCGAGTCAGCCCAACGGCGCGCGCGGCTGGCAGCGATCCGCGAGGGACTGCCGGCGGAAATCCAGGCGGAGCTTCGAGAGGCGGCGGAGGCGGCGCTGAACGGATTCATGGCTGCCAAGCTCGCCCGGGAGAAACGGAACGGGCAACTGATGCCAACGACGCGCATGGCCATCGAGGCCGAGATTGACAAGATCACGGAGATTCGATTCGGCACTGACGAGGAAAGGCCACCTGAATGAACGAAAAATTGTGGGCGATCATCGATAGAAACTACCAGCTCCTATGGACCCGCACGGAGCTCATGCACAAACGCCTCGCCGAGCTTGAGAACGCAGCCCTCGACAAGGCCGCGATCGAAGCCAACACGAACGAAATCACGCAGGAGCTCGCGCGGTTGCGCGAGGAGAATGCAATCCTGGCTGCAGGGGTGGAAGAGCCGCCGGCAAACCCGTACGGCTACGAGCTGATCCTCGATCTTCACGGCTGCGACAGGTCGACGTTCAATCGGCCGAGTCTGCGGGAGTTCTTCAAAAAACTGTGCACGCAGATCGAGATGAAGCGATGCAAGCTGCACTTCTGGGATGATGCCGGCCTACCGGCCGAGCAGTGCCAAACGTCGCCCCATACGAAGGGCACGTCGGCCGTGCAGTTCATCTTGACGAGCAGCGTCGTCATTCACACGCTGGATCTGCTGGACGCGGCGTACGTGAACATATTTTCCTGCAAGCTGTTCGACCCGATCGCGGCCGAGCAACTGACCAGGGAATGGTTCGCGGCGAAGGAATGCCGCAGCCGTTTCATTCCGCGAGTATGACGGAGATTCGATTCAGGCAATGGGCCGAAGAGGCCGAGAAAGGACGATGATGAGCAAAAAACGTGGAACGTGTCCGAAGTGCAACCGCGAGGATATGGCGATCATGGCACGCGGGATGTGTGCGACCTGCTACATGAAGCTGCTGCAAAAGGAAAAGCAGGCTTTGCAGGATAGCGGGCAGGACAGCACTGCGCCAGGAAATCCACCTGCTGGTCTGCCGGCGCCTGTTCCCATGCTGCCGGCCTCAGATGGCAAGCCGGGACCGTTGATCGAACTTGCCACCGAATTGGTGAGCATCGTCGAAAAGACCATCAAGCTCGCGGAAGACTCAATTGCCGCAGGCAACAAGATCGCGGATTCGATTAAACCTCTTCGGCTTCGGTACATCGAACTTCGCGATCAACATAGCAAACTGACGATCAAGGCGAAGGAAGTCACGGTTACGATCTTGGATGATGATGCAAACGAGGACTGAGGCGATAAAGCCGAAGCGAAAAATCCGCAACCCGAAAACGAAGGCCGAATGGCAGGCGGCGGCCGACTGCGCAGAATTTCTGCTCGCGGCCGATTCCTGCAAGCAGTACGGCTTGGTAACCGGCGGGCCAGCCGTGAACGTCGACCGTTGCGTGGAGATCCTGGAGAAGGCGAAGGCCATGGGCATCGCGCCCGCGCCCGACGCCATCGAGCGCTACGCCAACGCGTGGCAGGAGCAACAATCCCATGGCTGATGAAAAAGTTCATCCTACGCTGGCCGAGCGGCTGGTGGCCGTACTGGCGCAAACCCAGGCGGTGCCGAAGGCCGGCTACAACGAGCAGCAGCGATACCGCTATCCGACGATCGGCGGGGTGATGGAGATGGTCCGCGTGGCGTTGGCGGCGCACGGGGTGTTTCTGTGGACCGTGCCTGCCGACGTGCAGTTCACCGACATCGCCCGCGAGGGGAAGGCGTCGATTGCGTGCGCTCGGCTGACGGTGACCTTCCGTCTCGAGGATGCGGCGACGGGCGAGACGATGGCGATCGCGTGGCCGGCCGAGGGGCAGGACGTGGGCGACAAGGCGGTCGCGAAGGCCCTGGCGGCCGCGCAGAAAACCTTCCTGGTGCGAACGTTCCTGCTGCCGTCGCTCGATGATGAGCCGGATGCGCCGCCGCAGGCTGGGGGCGCGAGGCCACGGACAAACACCGGACCTGCACGGACGCCGGCCGCCGGGGTCGATCTGCAGACGGGGGAGGTGAAGACGATCAACGACCGGCAGTTGGCGATGCTTAGGGCGAAGCTGGCGGAGGCGAACAGGAGTGATCTCGAGGCTTGCGAGAAAGCGGGGGTCTCGGCGCTCAGGCTACTGACGAATGTGCAGCTCGACAAGTTGCTGGATTGGATAGGCCCGAGGAGAAAACCGTGATCGACAAAATGCGGAGAATCGTGAGAGCGGTGAGTGTGCAGCAGCCATGGGCGAACATGATCGCGGCGGGGAAGAAGACGATCGAGACGCGGACCTGGTGTACCAGGTACCGCGGGGAGCTGCTGATCGTGAGCTGCCGGCTGCCGCCAATCCGGCCGGCGGGGTTTGCAGTGGCGCTGTGCAAGCTCGCCGATTGCCGGCGGATGTGCCCGTACGACGAGGCGGCCGCGTGCGTGGCGTGGAGCAGCTGGCTGTACGCGTGGGTGCTCGAGGACGTGCGCGCGATCGAGCCGTTCGAGGTGAAGGGCCGGCTGGGGTTTTTCAAGGTCGAGGTGACTGAGGAACAGTTAGCGGCGAAGCCGAAAAAGGAGTTCTGGAGATGACGCTGACACAAATCTACGTGACGATGGCGGCTGAGGCGCTGGAGCATTCACGGGTGTTCCTGGCAGCCGCAATGAGCTTCGGCGAGGTCAATGAATTCGGGATTCAGCGCGTGCTCGAACTGCAGGAACGGATTCAGATTCTGCAGGAGGAGTTTCGTGGCGTGTTCCCGTTTCTGCCCGAGAAGGATCTGCAATGAGCCAGCCATTCGCTAATAGGAAGAACGCGCCGTCGATCAACGAGGCTCGCCGCGTGGCGAAGACGTACGATCTCGATGGCGTGATCATCGTGTTCGTGCGGGGCGATCAGTTCGGCACGGCGAGCTACGGCCGCACGAAGGCGGAGTGTGCGCGGCTGGCACGGGCCAGTGACGCGATTGTGAAACTCGTTGAGAAGGGCAACCTGGTGATCGCGGATGACGAGGACCAGGGGGATCTGTTTTGATCAGCAATCCTCGTATCGGGCAGCAGGTGCAGGTCTGGTACGCGAAACGGACGCGGGCAATGATGCCGCTGCACGGTCGGATGGGGATCGTGGTATCAGTGGGTATCGGGCGCCCGCGAAATCACTTGGTGCTCGTTGACAACGAGCAGGTCATTGTGCCGGGCGGAAACATCCGGCCGGTGGGCACGGAAACTGAAAGGACACGGATCATGGGCAAGAGGACGAACAAGCAGGGCAGCGTGGCGGCCGATCCATTGACTGGCGTGAAGCAGATAGTGACGCGCGCGCTGGCGGCCCAGGCGGAGATCGATGCACTGGGGGCCGGTAAACCGGCAATCGCCGAGCAGGTGCGGCTGGAGATGATTCCGCCGCGGGCGATTCAGTTCTCGGCTGACAACACGCGCGAGGATCCGGAGAAACATCCGGACTGGGCGGAGTTCGCACAGAACGTGAAACTGAACGGAGTGCGCGTGCCGGTGCACGTGCGGCCACAAGCAGGGGGCAGATGCCCGTTCATCTTGGTGGCGGGCGAGCGACGGATGCGGGCGGCCCACGCAGCAGGCCTGGCCACGGTGCCGGCGGTGGTCCACGAGACGATGACGGCGGATGACGCGATCGAGCTGACGATCCTGGAAAACTACGGGCGGGAGGATCTGTCGCCCATCGAGCAATCGCGGGGGGTGACGAAGCTGCTGGAACGCCGGGGCGGCGACATGCGGGCCGTCGCCGCGCTGTTCGGGAAATCGGAGCGGTGGGTTCACCTGCGGGCGCAGCTTCAGAACCTGACGGCGGCTTGGGAGGAGGCGATACCGGACTATTTCGCGAAGTGGACGATCAGCCACCTGGAGCTGATCGCGCGGCTGCCGGCAGACACGCAGGATGGTGTGCTGATCGAGCTCCGCGGGGCGTGGGAGCACGATCAATGGAGTACGGAGGAGCTGGAGAACTGGCTGGCCAACAAGCTGATAATGTTGTCGCGGGCGCCGTGGAATCTGGCGGCGGTAGACGTTGGGGAGCCGGGGGTGCCCTCGTGCCGGTGCTGTGAGCATCGGTCAGGGTTCAAACCGCTGCTGTTTCATCCGGAGGGGGTGACGGAGGCGGAGATCGAGAAAAATGATCAATGCCTGGATCCGAAATGCTGGAAGGCGAAGATGACAGGCTACCTAGTGCGGCGGTTCGCGGAGGTGAAGGCGGAGCATCCGGAGGTGGTGACGGTGCGGCAGGAATACCACGAGCCGCCGAAGGAGCTGCGGAAACAGCTCGGCAAGCCCTTGGCGCCGTACACCTACACGAAGGTCAAGAAGGACACCCCGAAGGCAGTGCTGGCGTTGGTGGTGGATGGGAATGACCGCGGAAAGACGATCTGGATCGACGGCAAGGAGCTGGAGCAGGAGAAAGGCAAAGGGCGGGGGCCGTCGCCGCAACAACAGAAGGCGGAGCGGGAGGGGCGGCGGATGATGATCGTCGGGAAAATCATGGCGAAGCAGATTCCGAAAGTCAAGGTGGGCGATCGTGGAATTGAACTGATGCTGCAGGTCTGGCTCGCGTTAAGGGACTATGGCAATCTGGCATCGGGCCTCGCGAGGTTCGGCAAGCTCAAGGGCAAGGCACTGCTCAGCGCGGCCTGGCAGCAAATCTGCAAGGATATGGAGGACCGGATGGAATACTGCCGCGATCCGAAGTCCATCGAGGCGGTGGGAAAACTGTTCGCCCTCGATCTGAGGGAGCTGCGTGAGCAAGCGCTGCGGGAAGTGCCGGAGCCGGAGAAGGGGAAGCCGGGACGCAAGGGCAAGGGCAAGGCAGAGGCCGCGGCGGTCCCTCAGGATGAGCCGTCGGACGGCGAGGATGATTCGATGGGCGAGGGCGGAGAGGATGGGATCGATGAATAAAACGAACATCGGCTGGTGTGCCGTGCCGGGCTACGTGCCGTGCACTGAGCAGCTCGTGGCCGGGTGCACTCCAGTGAGCCCGGCCTGCGATCATTGCTACGCGGCGGCCGGCGCGTGGCGGATGGCCAACAATCCCAACGAGGCGATCGCAAGCCGCTACCGCGGGCTGGTGACGCGGCAGGGCTGGACGGGGGAAGTGCGGCTGCTGGAGGACGTGCTGCTCGAGTACGAGGACCAGGCACGGCACGTCGCGGCTGACCACATCCTCGGCCGCAAGGCCAGGCGCAAACCCCGGTGCATCTTCTGGTGCAGCATGGGCGATCTGTTCCACGAGGCCGTGCCGGCGGCGTTCATCAGGCGGGCGTACCGCGTGTTTGCCCTGCTCGCCGATGACATTCATATCGTGTGCACCAAGCGGCCAGACCGGATCGTGCCCGCACTGTATGGCGAGGGCGATGAAACGCTTCCGGCACAGGAGGGGCAAGCGCTGCCGAACGTCTGGCATCTGACAACCGTTGAGAACCAGGAGCAGGCGGAGCGGCGTGTGCCTGAGCTGCTCGCCCTACGTGAGCACGGCCCGTGGCCTGTGCTGGGGGTAAGTTGCGAGCCGTTGCTGGGGCGGGTAGATCTAAGCGCCATCAGGGCCATGCGGCGATGCCCTCAGAATGCAGCCGCAGGTCATGGTATTCGCACATTGTGCCCATGCAGATCAGTGGATATGGGCACCTGCAAAGACTCACGACCAGAATGCGGATTGGATTGGGTGATCCTGGGGGGCGAGACGGGCAGCCAAGCTCGGGAGATGGATCCAACGTGGCTACTACACATGCTCAGGGACTGCAGGCGTGCGGGCGTGCCGTGCTACCTGAAGCAACTCGGTGACGCTTGGCGGCTGCAGGATCGCAACGCGGTGCGGCCTGACGAGCACCGCGCCTGGCCAGTGATATGTTGATGCCAACGCCCGCCACGCCGCTCGCCAGCACGCAACTGGGACAGCGTGGCAGGCAGCCTGGGGCCGCCCGCTCCCCTATGCTGCGGGCTTTTTGGGTCCTTCCGAGGGCGGCGGGCGGCGCGGTTTGAAGTATGTTGGGGGGCGGGCGATTTCAGGTTTGAAAATCTGGTTTCCGCTTCCGCTCTAGGAACGGAATCAGGCTTGGCACCCAAAACGCCAGGTACCGTACCTGACGGCACGCCAGACGGCTTTTCGCAGCAGGAGAATGTATGCCCGAGATCAATGTGAAACCGGAAATAGCGGAAATGGCGCTGGCGAAAATCAAGCCGGCGCCATACAACCCCCGGCAGATCGGCGACGCGGCGTTTGCGGGGCTGCAGGAATCGATGTCGAAGTTCGGCCTGCTGGACCTGCTGGTGGTGAACAGGCGGACGGGCCGGCTGATCGCGGGGCACCAGCGGCTGAAGGTCCTGCAGGCGGCGGGCGTCAAGCGGGTGCCCGTCATCCAGGTCGATTTCGACGAGGTGACGGAGAAGGCCGCCAACCTCGCGCTGAACAGCCAGCAGCTCGCCGGCCAATGGACCGCTGCCCTCGCCCCCCTGCTCGACGAGCTCCGCGAGCAGCTCCCCTCCGACGAATACCTCGCGTTGCGGCTCGAGGAGCTTCGCGGCGAGATCGCCGCAATGGAAATTCAGATGCCAAAGGACTTCAAAGAATTCGATGAAAGCACAGCCAATGGAATCACGATCTGCAAGTGCCCGACCTGCGGTCATGAACATGCTCGTAAGGATTGATGACTACCCAGCACATCTGAATGCCTGCTGGCAAGAACACCTTGCCTCTCACAATCAGAATGCCCCGACTGTCATCTCTACCTTCGCCGGCTGCGGCGGATCATCACTCGGTTACAGCATGGCCGGCTTTCATGAACTCCTGGCCACTGACTGGAATGAACCGGCCATGCAGACCTTCCATCTGAACTTCCCCGGTATGCCTCTGCTCTGCAGGGATATCGCCAAGCTCTCAGTCGATGATCTCCTCAGGCGAACCGACCTTCAGCCTGGTGAACTCGATGTCCTCGATGGTTCACCTCCCTGCCAGGGGTTCAGTACCGCCGGCAAACGTGAACTCGATGATCCTCGCAACAACCTGTTCAGGCAGTACGTCCGACTGCTCACCGGTCTGCAGCCGAAAATCTTCGTGATGGAAAACGTAGCCGGCATGGTCAAGGGCCTGATGCGCCTTGCATTTGTTGAAATCCTCAGGCAACTCAAGGCAGCAGGCTACCAGGTCTCTGCCCGGCTGATGGATACCATGTACTTCGGAGTTCCCCAGTCACGTGACCGGATGATCTTCATCGGGGTCCGCAATGACCTCGGCATCATGCCGAGTCATCCGAAGGCTCAGACTGTTCCCGTTACAGTCCGTCAGGCAATCGGAATGCTGCCTCTCGGCATGCCGGGAAATCATGAGCCTCAGATTATCAAGGCATGGTCAATGACTAAGCCAGGTCAGTCATCCCGCAAGGTCTGCAAGTACGTAGGGTCATTCCAGTCTATCCGACTCGATCCTGAGAAGCCAAGTTGCGTACAGATCAAAGCGCACTTGAACTGGCATTATGCCATCTGTCGACATGTAACTATTCAGGAGGCTGCCCGGATCGGCAGTTTCCCGGACCAATTCAGGTGGGCTGGTGAGAAAGGACGGGCAAAAGATCAGATCGGAAACAGCGTCCCCCCGCTCTTCATGCGGGCGATAGTACTGCACCTAAGGCAGAATATTTTAGACAAGATCAAGCCCGGCCAGAAGGCAACCAGGGAAACCACGTGTGCCAAGAAAGAAAAAGCCAGCGGCCCGGCTGCACGCAAAGCCGGCCGCAAAGCCGGCAAGTGAGCCCGTCGCCCCGAAGGCGGACGTTGTCGGCATGGCCCGGGCCAAACGTCACGTCGAGCTACTCAAGAGCATGCAGCGGGGGGAGACGCTGTCGCCTTCCCAGATCCGCGAACTCGAATGCTACGAGTCCGCCGGCAAGGCCGCGCCTGCCGGCACGGGCCCGGGCGTCTGCCACACGCAGCAGGAGCTTGCCGACTATTTCGAGGTGGAGGCGAGGACTGTGCGGAACTGGGGACGTGGCCGGACGCCGTGCCCGCGCGAGCGGGACGGCAGCTACTCGATCAAGGCGGTCACCGAGTGGTACAACAACCGGCGCGGGCATCGGGGTGGCACGGCCCCCACGGTCAGCCAAGAGACCGACCCGGATTACTGGGACATGCGGTATCGCCGGGCGAAGGCCTTGATGGCGGAGGACCAGCTCGCGATGCGGCGGGGCGAGTTGGGTCGGCTCGATGCGTGGCGTCGCGAATACGGCCGGCAGCTCCAGGCGGGAATCTACCGGCTGCGCGGGCTGGGGGCGAAGCTCGCGGCGGGCCTGCTCGGCCTGCAGCCCCACGAGGTCAAAGCGCTGATCGACGCGAACACCAACGAGATCGAGCTTGAGTTGCTCGGGAACACGCTGGCCCCGGGGACCGCTGACGAGAGTTCGATTCACCACAAAGGCACGAAGGGCACGAAGAAGAAAGGACGGAAGAAATGAATGACATAAGGATCAGTGATGCGGCCAATCTCTGGCTCGGCATCGGCGAACGCGGCATCAGCAGCGAGACGATCTTCTCGCACCTCACCGGCGTCCACGTGCTGAATGGCATGTGGCGCTTCGATGGTCCCCATGACTTTTCCGATTGGCGTCGCTGCGAGATGCTGCTGCAGGCCGTGCCGGAATTCCGCGATCGATTTGCGGAGATGAAAACAGTGTCCCCATTGTGGGCACGGCTGGTCGATGAATGGCCAAGCCTGGCCGAAATGTGGCGTGCCGCCGGCGGGGGTGACTACTGCCCGGCGATCACCGCGCGGCTGTTTCAGATCCGTGACGAGGTCCAGAAAGGCGGTGAGAACTGATGAAAAGATCACGCCCGCCCGATGGCACCTACATTCCCCTCTGCGGGGACTCCGACGGCCACGTCATTTATGGCCACCTGACCGCCGAGCAGGCAAACGAGATCATCCTGCATGAGTACGGCTGCACGATGGATCCCGGCACGTTCGTTCGTTGCTGGGCGCACTGGTCGTTCAGCCGTTGCCCCGACGAGTACGATCAGGAGATCATGTTTCACCGGCAACCGGGCCGCGGTCGATTCCCGGTGACTGCCATTGGAGCGTTCCCGTTTGAGGAGGACTGATGCCCACGCGGCTGACCACATTCCGAGCGCTCGATCTGTTCTGTGGTGCGGGCGGCGCCTCGATGGGATTGCATCGGGCGGGTTTCGAGGTTACCGGGGTGGACGTGCGCCCTCAGAAACGATACCCATTCCGATTCATTCAGCACGATGCCCTCGAGGTGAATCTGGATCTCGGTGGCCATTTCGATTTCATCTGGGCGAGCCCGCCCTGCCAGCATTATAGCACGGCCACGAGTTTGAGCAAAACAAAGGACCGCCATCCCGACCTCATCACGGCCACGCGCTCGCGAATCCGCGCCGGGGCACCCTTCTGGTGCATCGAAAACGTGCCTGGTGCGCCCTTGCGCGCGAGTCTGATGCTGTGCGGCCTGATGTTCGGGCTGAAGACACTGCGGCACAGGTTGTTTGAAACCAACTTCCTCGTCTGGCAGCCGGACCATCCCCGGCACGCAGGGAGCGTGCACGCGGGCGATTACGTCGCCTGCTATGGCAACGGCGGTGGACTCAATGCGCGCCGGCCCCACGCGCATTGGATCGGAAACAACACACCGGAAAACAACCGCGTTGCCGCCTGGCGCACCGCCATGGGAATTGATTGGATGACGCGCAAGGAAATCTCGCAAGCCGTCCCCCCGGCGTATGCCGAATGGATCGGCGGGTTTGCGATCATGTACCTGAGATCACGTGAATCCCAAGCATCGAGGATCTGATGCCCACTGCCACCGCCGATCTCCCCGGACTGAAGCTGCCGCGATTCGGCAGCGAACGCGCGGCGGTGGCGGCCATGCGGCGGTCGGCGGTGCCGCCCCGCACGGAGCTGACCGTTTCGGAATGGGCGGACCAGTTTCGGATTCTCGACAAGTCGGCGGCCGAGCCAGGACGGTGGCGGACGGACCGCAACCCCATCGGTCGCGGAATCATGAATGCGTTCACCAATGCGGCGGTTCAGACCATCGTGCTGATGGGCTGCACGCAGTTGATCAAGACGGAGTCGATGCTGAACATGCTGGGCTACGCGATCGACCAGAATCCGGGGCCGACGCTGTGGGTCTGTCCGCGCGAGGACGATGCCCGATGGTTCGCGTGGAACCGGGCGCGGCCGCTGATCACGGAATGCCCGCAGCTCCGGCATTACCAGCCGGCGTCGGCCGACGAGTTCAGCACGCTCGAATGGAACCTGATGCCGTGCTTCGTGCGGTTCGCATGGGCAGGCTCGCCGGCGGGCCTGGCCCAGATGCCGATCCGGTATCTGTTTCTCGACGAGGTCGATAAGTACCCGCTATTCTCAGGCCGCGAGGCCGATCCCATCAGCCTCGCACGCGAGCGCCAGGGCACGTTCTGGAACGCGAAGACGGTGATCGCCTCGACGCCGACCACGACCTCGGGCAGCATCGTGCGGGAGATGGCGAAAACGCAGGAGCTGCACGCGCACATCCCGTGCCCGCGGTGCGGCCGCTGGCAGGTGCTCACGCTGCAGCAGGTGCAGGGCCTGGGGCCGGGCGACCGGCAGTTCTATCCGGCGGAGCGGATCCGCAACGAGCAGCTCGGCTACTATGAATGCCTGCACTGCCGGCATCACTGGACCGACGGCGAGCGCGTCGGGCAGCTCGCCCGGATCGTCTGGGCGCCCGAGGGGCACCAGATCAGGCCGGCGGACGCGGCACGCGGGCACGTGGCGTTCGAGCGGGCGGTGGGCTTTCATTTCTGGCGGCTGTACTCGCCGTGGCCATCAGGCTCGGCTACAGAGATCGGGGCGCAGTGGGCGGAGGCGCAGCGGGATCCGGCGAGGTTGATGAACTTCGTCAACTCCACGCTCGCCCAGCCCTGGGCGGAGAAGACCGAGGAGAACAAGGCCGATGAATTGAGGCTGAAGATCATTCCCGAGCAGCCGGAGGGTCTGGTGCCGCAATCCGCGATGGTGCTGACGGCCGGCGTGGACGTGCAGAAGGATCATTACTTTTTCGTGGTGCGGGCGTGGGGGCCGGACATGGAGAGCTGGCTGATCCGCGCCGCCCGCGTGGAATCGTGGCGGGCACTCGAGGCGGAGCTGTTTCTGACCGCCTATCCGATCGATGACGGTACGGGGCATGCGGCATCGGGGAAGGCGCTGCTGTTCGTGCGGCTGGCCTGCGTGGACTCGCGGTACGATACGAAGGCGGTGCACCGGTTCGTCAGCAAATGGGCGGACGTTGCGGCGGCGACGCTCGGCCGTGATCATCTCGTGCGGCCGTATCAGCTCACGATCCTGGACAAGGACGCGGACGGGAAGTCGGCGAAAGCCGCCCGCAAGGCCTGGCATCTCGACGTGAGCCATTACAAGGACACGCTTGTGCGGCTGATTCACAGCGAGCCGGGGGATCCGAGCCAATGGCATCTGTTTGATTCGCCGGGCGACGACTATTTCGGCCAGATGTGCAGCGAGCACAAAGTGGTGGTGCGGTCGCGGACCTCGATGAAGACGCGGGAGGCGTGGGTGCCGGTGGAGGCGAACGCGCCGAATCACTACTGGGATGCCGAGGTATACTGCCTGGCAGCGGCGGACATGCTGCAGGTGCGATCGTTGCGGCCCGAGAATCAGCCGGTGGTCTATCGGCCGGCGGCGGCCAAGGCGAGGGCCGACGCCACCGAGCAGCCGCACGCGCCCGAGCCGCGGCAGCGATCCGATGGCGATGACTGGCTCCCTGAAAACCAGGACTGGTGAAGGATCACGCATGCCCGACGACTGGCTGCCCGACAACGACGACTATCTGCCGGACGATAATTCCTCGCGGCGGCGCGACGAGCCGGAAAAGCCGCGGCCGCGCGCGGACGGCCACGCGGAGCAGCAGCCGGATTATCGGTGCATCCGATTCCTGAGCAACCACTGCCCATACTGCGGCAGCGAGAAATTCCGGACCGACCGCACGCAACGGTCGCGGCAGCGCGTCTACCGCTACCACCGATGCAACGAGTGCGGGCGGCGGTTCAAATCGATCGAGAACCTGACAGAGAAAGGAAAAAAATGAGTGATGAAAACGTTATGACGTTCGGCCGGAATTTCACGGGCGAGGTCTGCTCGTGCTGCAGGAAGCAGATCCCCCACGGTGACTACTGCGTGCGGGTGACCGTGCCGGACAGGCCGCCGCGCGTGATCTGCACGGCGTGCGCGTACGAGGCGGTCGGCGAGATGATCAAGCTCCTGCAGGGCGAGCAGCCCGCAAAACCCAAGGCGACCGAGAAGAAGAGAGGCAAGACGAAATGAGTGCGAGCAACTCAGGGCGAAATCTGCAGCTCCACTCAACACCTGTGTTGGGTGATGAGCAGCCGTGACTTGCATGCGGGCAGATTCCGTGGTAGAATTCTCGCGGAGGCCATGCCATGCGACTGAATCGTGACGGCAAGCTGTTTCTGCTGGCGGTGCTGTTCTACCTGGTGGTGTTTGCCATTCTGGCGATCATGGGCACGGGCTGCTCGCCCAGGCAAGAGGGCGGGCGCGGGGACCCGCCCCTACAATGCCTGCCCGGGATCGTGGACGGGCCATATCGCGTGCACCGCGTGGTGGACGGGGACACGGTGATCATCGATGGCGTGGGGCCGCTGCGATTCTCGAACATTGATGCGCCGAAGGTCGGCACGCCGGCGGGCGACGCCGCGAAGGCCGAGCTGGCCGCCCGGGTCGAGGGCAAGATCGTTGAGATCCGATTCACCCGCAGAAAGAAACCATCCGGCCAGGGCAGTGCCGGCACGGTCGTCCGCGATCGCTACGGCCGGTTGCTAGGCCAGATTTTACCGCCTGAAAAATAGCGTGCATTGAACACGCTCGAAACCGCCAATTGAAGCCCGCCGAGGCCCTCGCCCGGCGGGTTGCTCATTTCGCCTGCATCCTGCGTCATTCCGCGCTGTAGAACGCACATCCTTGTGAGACAGACCAATTTATGCGATAAAGCAGGGTGACAGGAAAACTGGCAGAATGCGGCCGTGGCGGCTTGGCCGTGCCGGTGCAAGCGGGGTCCTCCTGGGAGTGCAAGCCTCCGACACAAGCCGCGAGACTCCCCCGTCAGAATGGTTCAACTCCGTTCGCTGCCATCAGAATTGATCTGCCATCCGGAGTTTCGCACGATGTCCGCCACCGATCCAACCAATGCCGAGCTGCTCGTAGCCGTGCGTGCGGCGATCTACGCGATGATGAGCGGGGGGGCGGTGCAGTCGTACTCCATCGGCGGCCGCAACCTCCAGCGGTGCAGCCTCGCCGAGCTCCGCGAGCTCGAGAAGCACTACCAGGCACAGGTCGACGCCGGCCGCGGCCGCACCACCAACTATGCCGAGTTCGGAGATTCCGATTGACCACAGACCGGCAGGAAAACTTCTCGGATCGGGCCGGACGGAAAATCGACAGCGTGATCGGGATCATCGCTCCCCGCCGCGCAATGCGAAACGAAGCCTTCCGCGAAATGCGAGCGTACGCCGTCAGCAGCTATCGCGGCGCGACGACCGACCGGCAGATGGGCGACTGGCTGCCGGGCGGCGGATCGGCCGACGCCGATCTGCTGACCGATCTGCCGAAGCTCCGTGAACGCTCCCGCGACCTCCTCCGAAACGACGGATCGGCCGCCGGCGTCGTGAAAACGATGGTAGACTCGGTGATCGGCACCGGGCACCGGCCGCAGTCGCTGCTGTCCTGGGAGGAACTCGGAATCGCCGAGGAGCAGGCCGAGGAGCTGCAGACGGAGGCCGAACGAATCTGGTCACGGTGGACTCAGCAGGCGGACGCATCGGAGCACGGCGATTTCTACGACCTGCAGGCGCTCGCCTATCGGCAGTATCTTGAGAATGGCGACGTGTGCCTGCTGCCGGTGATGCTGGCGACCGGCCGCGGCCGCGAGTTCTCCCTCGCATTTCAGCTCGTCGAGGCCGACCGGCTGAGCACGCCGACCGACAAGCTGGCGAGCAATGACCTGATTCGCGAGGGGGTCGAGATCGGCTCCTACGGCCAGGCGATGGCGTACTGGATCCGCAGAACGCATCCGGGCGACGTGACGTACTCGGGCCGATGGCACGCGGGCACGTCGGAAAACTACGTCAGGATCGCGGCCCGCAACCGGTTCGGCCGCCCGAACGTGATTCACCTTTTCCGGCAGCTCCGTGCGCACCAGTCGCGCGGGGTGCCGCTGCTCGCCCCCACGCTGCTCGTATTCCGGCACCTGAACCAGTATCTCGAGGCGGAGCTGATGGCGGCGCGGATCGCCGCCTGCTACGCGCTGCTGGTTCGCAGCGAGAACCCCGTGGCCTGGGGCGCGAACACCGCCGACAGCACGAACTCGGCGGGCAAGCGGATGGACAAAATGAAGCCCGGCATGATCGAATACCTCCGGCCGGGCGAGGACGTGAGCTCGTTTCTGCCGAACCGCCCGAATACCGGCATCGATCCGTTCGTGAAGATGATGCAACGGATGATCTCGACGGCGACGGGCAACACGTATTCGCAGGTGTCGGGCGATTTCAGCCAATCATCGTACATCTCCGAACGGCTGGCGCAGCTCGGCGCACGGCGCGGCTACGCGGCCGACCGGCGCTGGTTCGACGCGCAGTTCTGCCAGGTCGCCTGGGAGATGGTGCTCGAGGAGGCGTGGCTGCGCGGGATGTGGCAGGTCGATGATTTCTACGCGCAGCGGCCGGCGTGGACGCGGTCGACGTGGCTGCCGCCCGGCGAGCCCTGGGCCGATGTCGAGGCCGAGGGCAAGGGCGCCGAGCTCGCGTTGAGAAACAACCTCACCACGTACTCCCGCGAGATCCAGCAGCTCACCGGCATGACCGGCGAGGAGATGTTCCTGCAGCTCAATCGCGACCGCAGGCTCGCCCGCAAACTCGACCTGCCGCTCCCCGATGACCAGCCGAATCCAGGCGGCGCGACCTCTGCCACGAAAACCGCCGCCGCTCGATCGACCCCCGATCAAGGCCCGGAGGCTCAGCCGTGAACGAAGAGCAGCACCAGATCACCCGCGTCCTCCAGGCGTTCTACGGCAATGCGTGGCTGATCGAGCCGGCGAAGTTCGAGGCGATCGCTGAATTCATCGAGGCGCGGGGCTCGGGGGCGTTGCTGGATCCGGAAGAGATTCGCGGTGTCGCCGCCGGGCGACGCGATTCCGGGCCGAGCGTCCAGCAAGCTCCCCAGGCCATCGGGATCATTCCGATCACCGGCGTGCTCGTGCACCGCACGTATGGCGTCAGCAATTGGAGCGGGGGAACGTCGACGGAGCAGGCGGGCCGGACTTTCGATGGGATGATGGCCGATCCATCGATCTCCGCCATCGTGCTCGACATCGATTCGCCCGGCGGGATGGTTGAGGGCACGATCGAGTTGGCCGACAAGATCGCCGCCGGATCGAACCTTGGCACGAAGCGGGTGGTGGCACTTGCGAATGGCTACGCGGCGAGCGCAGCGTACTGGATCGGCGTCTCCGCACAGCAGTTTTTCTCTATCCCGAGCGGCGATGTCGGCAGCATCGGCGCTATCGCGATGCACGTGGATCAATCGGGGCTCGACGCGAAGGTCGGGATCAAACGCACGCTGATTCGAAGCGGCAAATACAAGGGCGAGGGTCATCCCTATGGCCCACTCGAGGACTCCGCCTTGGCAGCCGTGCAGCAGCGGCTCGATGAAATGTATGCCGAGTTCGTTGACGGCGTGGCAGCCGGCCGGCGCGTTTCACCTGAAACCGTGATCAACGATTTCGGCGAAGGCAGGATGGTCCGCGCCGCCCACGCGGCAGCCGCCGACATGATCGACGGCATTCTGACCTTCGATCAACTCATTGGAAAAATCATTGCCACGCCGCGTGGCGAGTTCATTCGAGTTACCAGCTCGGCAGCAGACGTTCCACGTGGAATCGCCGGCGTTGCCGACACACCCGCCGGCACGTCCGGCAGAGAGGAGCACGAAATGTCCGTCAAAGATTTGACGCTCGAGCAGCTCCGGACCGAGCGGCCGGACCTGGTGAAATCCATCGAGGATGGAGCCGCGGCCGTGCTCGAGCCGCTGCACGAGGAATCGCAGGCGGCAGCCGTGACGGCCGCGAAGGCCGCCGGCGTCGCCGAGGGCACGGCCGAGGGCATGGGGCTCGAGCGCGTGCGGTGCGTTGCTATCGTGGACGCGGCCGCGAAATGCCAGCTCGAGGACACGGCGGCCCCGGTCATCAGCCAGCAGATCGCCGCCGGCGCGGATCCGCGCGACGCGATGATCGTCTTCCAGGCGGAGAAGATCCGGCAGCTCGCCGCCAGCCAGCCCGAGAAGGTCGGCCCGGCCCCGCCCGATGCGGGCAAGGAAAAGGAAACCGACGTTACCACGCCCGAGGGCCATCTGGCCGCGGCGCAGGCGTACCAGAAAGAACACGGCGGCTCCCTGTCCGAAGCCCTCCGGGCGACCGCACCGAAGCGGAAGTAGAGACGCCCCGGTGGGGCGTCTGAGACGTCGGACCGTCTTCGGTCCGCTGCCACACGGCACGTCTCTACCATCGCGTTTTCAGTTTTCGATCCATCATCACCAATTTTCAGGAGCACTCGAATGAGTCAGCAGAACGATTCAGGGTTCAAGACCTTCCGGGCCACGGCCGCGGTCAGTGCCTGGCACCTCGTCAAGCTCACCGTAGGCAGCGGCACGGCCGTCGAGCACACGGACGCCGGCGACAGCTTCATCGGCGTCGCCCAACACGATGCCGGCGTCGGCGAGATGGTCACCATCAAGCTGCGCGGGCTGCACGGGACCTACAAGTGCATGGCGAACGAGGCGATCGTGGCGGGCGCCTCGATCTACGCCGCCGCAACCGGCCACGTGGCCGACTCCGTCACCGGCTCGATCATCGGCGTGACGCTCGAGGCTGCCGTCGCCGCCGGGGGCGACGTGATCGAATGCCTGCTCGACAACACCGCGCCGTCGGCGATGGACAGCGACAACCTGGCCAACGACGACAGCGACGAGGAGGGCGCCATCCCGTTCGTCGTGAGCGCCGTCATCACCAACTGCTTTACCGCCAAGGTGGTCGTCGCCACGCTCAAACGCAAGGCGAAGGTCATCGACTGGTGGATGGTATCGCGCGACACCACCGCCTCCAGCATCACGTTGTACAACGGCACCACGAACGCCATGAACACGGCGCTGGCCAAAGGGACCGCCGACGCCACCTTGGTCAGGGGTGCAACCCTCATCGCCGCCTACGACGAAGTCGCCGCCGCCGGCACCATCCAGGTGGGCGGTGGAACCGCGGCCGCCGCATTCGACATCTTCGTGATGCTCGTCCCAATCGCCTGATGAAAGCCGGGCCGGATGGATGCCCTGTCCATCCCGTCCATTCTGTTCATCGTGTCCATTTACCTGTCCGCCGGACTGTGGGGGACGAGCTGGCCGGCCCTGACCTGAGGAGATCGAATCGATGATTCAATACGCAAACCGAGGAATTCCCCGCGCGGATCTCGGGGCCGCCGCCATGGAGTTCGTGATGAACCAGGCAGATTTCGTGGCCGGGAACGTCCTGCCCGAGCTGCCGGTGCAGAACAAGTCGGGAAAAATCGCGGTCGTCACCCGCGAGGGCATCACCACCGAGGTGGATGCGAAGCGTGCGCCGAGCGGCGCCTACAACCGCGACAGCTTCACGGCCGAAGACCTCGAGTATGCCTGCGAGGAGTTCGGCCTCGAAGGCCCGCTCCCCGATGAGCGCCGGCGCGAGTACGTCAGCGATTTCGATGCCGAGCTGCTCACCGTCCAGACCACGATGCGCAAGCTGCTGGTGCAGCGGGAGAGACGGGTAGCCGCCGCGGTATTCAACGCCACCACTTGGCTCAGCAGCGACGCCACTCTCTACACCGACTGGGCCAGCTCCGCCCCGTGGACGACCGCCGCCAGCGACGCCTACGCCCACGTCGCGGCCGCCAAGGAACAGGTGCGCATCAACTGCGGCATCGAGCCGAACGCCCTGATCTGCAACCAGACCACGATCAACCGCCTCAAGCAGCTCACCGTGATCAAGGCGGTGATCGCCTACGTGGAACGCGGGACCGATGCGGCGCTGTTCTCGGCGATCAGCGACCTGTTCGGCCTCCCGAAGATCATCGTTGCCCGGGCCACCACGAACAGCGCCCAGGAAGGCCAGACGTTCGTCGGCGCGAACCTCTGGTCCAACCTCTACGCGATGGTCGCCGTGGTCAGCGACGCCGGCCCGGCGCCCACGCCCGGCATCGGCCGCACGCCGCTCTGGACGCCCGACAGCCCCTCGAGCCTGGTGATCGAGTCCTACTATGAGCCCGAGCGGCGGCAGGAGATCTACCGCTGCCGGCACGACGTCGACGAGCTGATCGTCGACAAATACTTCGGGCACCTGATGAAGATCGCCCTTGCCTGAGCTCGCCGCGAGCTGAACGCTCGCATCGCGATTGCCCTGCAATCGTCCAGCGGCCGTCTTCGGCCGCACGTGCCCGCGCGGCAGGACTCGTCCCCCTGCCGCGCAACTCCAGGACCGGGGCGGTGCGGACGCGGCGTCCGCTGCCGGATGCGGCATCCGCATCGCCCCGGCAACCTCATTCCCCAAGGATAGCGCCCCGTGACCTTCAAGGACCTGATGGACAGCGACGCGCAGGACGTGTTTCTCAACGACGACGAGTTCGCCGAGGAGATCACGTACACGCCATCGGTGGGCGACGCGAAAACCATCAAGGCCTGCATCGACCGCGGCACATTCAACGAGCAGGCGGCCCCGGACGGCTCCCAGACCATCAAAACCGCACGCCTGTGGATCTGCACGGACGCGACCGCAGGCGTCGCGGCTCCCGCGCTGCAGGATACCGTGACGTTCGATTCGCTGACCTGGGCGGTCCAGGAGATCGACGGGCCGGCCGGCGGCATGGTGCTCCTCACCGTGCGGTCGATCGGCCAGACCGAGAAATCCAACCGCGAGCACCGCATCAGGAGATGATCCGTGGCAGTGTCGCCCAGCGGGCCAATCTCGAAAGCGTTGAACAACCTCCGCACACTGCTGTCGAACTGTGCGGCGTTCAAAACGCTCGTCGGCGCGGCGGACGCGGCGGCGGCACTGGCATCGATCCACCTGGTGGCGGTCGAGAATCCGACCCGGCCGTTCGCGTTGATTGCGTTCGCGGAGCGGGGCTGCTGGACGGCTCGCAAAAACGCGGGCGGAGCCGGCAACTATTTCCGCGACGAAGGCAGCCTGATGCTGCTGCTCGAGCAGGATGTGGCCGAGGGCACCAGCACGGAGCCCGACGCCGGACTGACGTTCGCGAACGCGCTCGGCGATATCGCGGCCGACATTCTTGAGCTGGCCGGCACCGGCACGTACCTGAGCGTGACGGGCGTGCGCGTGGTGCAGGGTCCGCAGCGTTCGCACCGCGACGCCGCCCCGAAGGAGGGCGATTACTACCAGGCTCTCCTCCAGGTCGACTGGGCGCTGTGATCGAATGCAAAATGAAAAATGCAAAATGAAAAAAGTCGAGCCGGAGGCACCATGCAGGTCAAGACGATGATCAGCTACCAGGTCGCGCCGGACGCCTTGCCCGGTGAGATGGAGCACGCGGTCGAACGCGAGCTCGGCAGCGTCATCTCCGATCTGTGGTTCAAGACGTTTCTGCCGCGGCATTTCACCCCGCGGGCCATGTCATTGTACGCCTACACCGCGCGCTCGGCCGAATACCTGAAACGCAAGCTCCGCGTGAAGCACCACCAGGATCCGCTCGTCTGGACCGGCACGCTGAAGGCGATGGTCACCGGTGCCATCACGGTGCATACGAAACGCCAGACGGCCGAGGGGCGAATGAACGTGCCGCGCTACCTCTATCAGTACCGCACCACGAAGGTGATGAAAAAGGACAAGGAGTTGATCGCCGTGGCCCCGGGCGAGATGCAGGCGATGACTGATTTCTTGCAGCGGCGGATCGCCGACCGAATCGAGCTGGCCCGCGTGCCAGAGGAGATCCTGATATGAGCGTTTCAAACGTGCACGTGCTCTATGCCGTGCAGATCACGAGCGGTGCGTTGCTGGACCAGGTGGACGACTGGAATTTCAACGCCGGCCTCCGCCACATCCTTGCCGCCGGGGACGGACAAGTCGATCCTACCTACGTTGCGGTGGGCCTGCAGGAGCCGACGATTTCATTCTCGACGACCGCCATCGCGACGGCCCTGGGGGCCTGCGGGATCAGCGGCTTGGCGATCGCAGCGGCGAACGCGCTCATCGCGTGGCTCCAGAAAACCGCCGAGGGCGGCACGCGGGCGAGCGGCGCGAATCACATCAAGGCGGTCATGAACAAGGGCATCCTCGTGCCGCGGCAGTTGACGGCGAACAGCGACGGCTCGCTCGCGCGCCTGGCGTTCGATGCGATCGCGACGTACGACGGCACCAACCTTCCGTTCGTGCTCACCAGCTCGCAGGTATTGACCGGCGCGCCGGCCGTCGGCGAGGGATTCGTGGCCGGGCCGGTCGCGGTGAACGGCACCACGCTCAACGGCGTGCAATCGATCACCATCGATTTCGGCCTGCAGGTCCGCACGGTCAGCGGCGACGGCCAGACCTATCCGACGTACTGCTACGTGGCGAGCCGGCAGCCGTCGATCCGCGTGGCGGTGCTCGATCCATCGATCTTCACCACGCTGGACCTGAGCGGCGCGGCACAGTCGGGCACCAACAGCATGGTCTACCTTCGCAAGGTCGACGAGGGCGGCACGCGGGTGGCGGACGCAACCGCCCAGCACATCAGCTTCAGCATCGACGAGGGCCACATTCACGTGAGCGGCATTCGCGGCAGCCAGGGGCAGGAGATCGGCAGCGAGGTGCTGATCACGCCCACCTGGGACGCGGCGGCCGCCATCATGGTGATCAACGCGGCCACGGCAATCAGTTAACGTGACGGGTTAATCGAATGGCTTCATTTCTCTACTTCATCCCCGGCATCGCCGGGGTGACGCGAGCGGACATCGAGCGCGTCGGCCTGGGCGCGATCTTCCCGGACCGCCTCCCCGCGTGGTGCGGCTGCGAGCACGGCCCGGGCGGGCTTGCCGGCGTGGTCTGCGTCGCGCCGCGAATCGAGGAGCTCGGCGGCGCCGCCCCGAAGCACGGGTATTTTCCCGCGAAACAGACTTGGGTGCCATCCCCGTCAAAAACGTGGTGGATCGGCTACGAGACCGCCGCGCGCCCGCGTCCGCAGGACCTGCACCGCCCCGAGATGATCGCCGGCTACAACGTGCGGCTGGAGGACGGCAACGAGTGGCTGGTACCGGTGGCGCGGTCGATCCCGCGCGGCTCGATCCTGCCCCGGCGGATGAGCCTCGGGCCGAACGGCGAGATCGTGTGGGAAGCACTCCCGCGGTTCGCGGCGTTCTCCGCGCTCGCCGAGGAGGCCTGGCTCGACTACCGCCGCGTCAACGGCTGGCTCGAGCCGGACGAGGCGGCCCTCGAGATGACGCATGACCGCGCACGCGACGTGGCGGTCGCCGCACTCGCCATGAACTATCGAGTCGGCCTCGTCGAGCTCGCTGTGCTGCAGGTGCTCAGCACCGCGAACATGATCGAGGTGCTCGACGCGATGATCGACGTGCCGGCGTTCGTCGCGGCCGCCCGCCGCGCCGCCGAGCAAAAAAAAAACAGCGACCCAACGACCACCCCCGATGGCTGCAGTTCCAACGATGGATCACCGGCCGCCTGACTGGCTACTGGCCGACGATGACGGATCTGACGTGGGAATCGGAGATCTGACGTGTCCGGCGACAGCGTAACATTTCGCGTAGCAGCCGACACCAACGAGGCGGTGCAGGCGTACTACCGGCTGGTGCAGGTGCAGAAGGAATCGGAGCGGGCGGCACGCGAGCAGTCCCGCGCCACCCGCGAGGCGGACCGTGCAGCCCGCGAGCACGCGCGGTCAGTTAACCAGATCGCGGGTGCGGCCCGTTCGGTACTCGGCGCGTTCGGGGTCAGCCTCGGGATCGCCGGGGCCGTGAGCCTGATCAATCGCGGCGTCGAAAAATGGAAGGAACACATGGACGGCGTGGCCAGGTCCACGCGGGCCGCGATGAACGAGCTGATCGCGTTTTCGCAGGTGCAGGAGCCGGGCACGCTGGGCGTGCGGGCGCGAGCGGTCGCGAAGATGGGCACCGAGTTCGGATTCACGCCGGCGGAATCATTGGCATCGTTTCAGGCGGTGCAGTCGCAGCTCGGCGGAAACTACGCGCAGGCGCAGGCCGCCTTCCGCGAGATCGGCGCACTGCGCCGGGCCGGCGTGCCGATGGAAGCCGCACGCGACGCCGTACTCGTGGGCATGGGGCTCGGCTACACCCCGGGCCAGGCGGCACGTGCGGCGTACGCAGCCGGCAAGCTCAGCTCGCGCACCCCGGCCGACATCGCCGGGCAGGCGGGCATCGGCCTCGTGCCCTATCGCGGGATCGGGGGCGGCATGGAGACCGGCTACGCCATCATGGCTCAGCTCTCGTCAGTGGTGCCCACCGGCGAGCTCGGCACGTACACCGCACGGGCGGCGACGGGCCTGACCGACGTGAAATTCTGGCGGCGGCTCGGCATTCGCGACCCCGGTGCGGATCCCCTGGCTCAGCTCGAAATGTTGGCCGGGCGCGGCATCACTACGCAACTAGCCCTCGAAAAACGCGGCATGACCGAGATTCGCGAGCAGCGATCGCTGTCCATCCTGCTCGCCGATCTCCCGGGCCTCCGCAAACGCATCCAGGACCTGCGGGCCATGGTTGCCCAGCCGGGGCTGCTGCCCGGCGAGCTGGCCGAGGCCGAAACTCAGCTCCCGCAGCTGCGCATCGGCCGCCAGATCATGCAGGTGGAACAGCAGATGGAATTCGAGCGGGCACTCGGCCTGGAGGCATTGCCGGCATCCGAGCGGGACCTGATGCTGGCTCAGCGCGCGTTGGTGCTGCAACGGCAGGGCAAGGGCTGGCTAGTTGGCGAGAAAAAACGCGCCGGCGGAGTGGCCTGGTGGCTCGGCACGGGATACATGGGTGGCGGACCGACGCCCGCAATGCTGGCGGAGCCCGGCACACAGTCGGAACCGGCCGCGAAGGTGGACCGGCTGATCGACTCGCTCGACCGCAACACGCGGGCGACCGACGCCAACACGCCCTCGCCGGCCGGGGCCGCTCGCAACGCACCGGGAAATGAATGATGGCCAGCATCGCCGGATACACAATGCTGTTCCTGACGGGGCCGGTGGGCCGGCCGGGCATGGCCACGGAGCCGATCACGCGGCCAGGAGTGGACGGCACGGCCTTCCGCGAACTCGGCCTGCGATGCGAGCCATTCCTGATGACCTCGCTGACGGATCTGGACGATGCGGCCGACGTGGCGGCCGAGTTGAATCTGTACGCGGCGTTGAAGGGCACCCTGGTGACGGTGATCGATGACCACGGGAACACGTGGACGAACGTGATGGTGCTCGACGTGCAGCCGATCCAGACGCAGACGATCGGCGTCTCGGCCGGCGGGCTGGCCACGACGCCCACGAAGCTGATCACGGCGCGATGGACGCTGCAGGCGACGGAGTAGGAGACCGACAGAATGTTTTATCACGCACCGGAGATCACAACGCGGCGGCTGATCAACACCCTGTGGCAGAAAGCCGTAAACCGCGACTGGTCCACGGCGTACAGTGCCAACGGGATCGCGATGTCACACGTTGACACCTGGAACGTCGATTACAGGCATCCGATTCCGTGGGCCGGGTCCATCCTCGGGATAGCGGTCTGGACGGCCTATGGCTCGCTGATCAGCGCGGGCACACTCGACGTTCACTTCGGCACGTTGAGCAAAAACAATGGGTTCACCGAGAAAGGCGTCGCCAATCAACTGCTGGCGGTGGCCGACGCAGGCTCGGTGTTTGCCTGGAATACCATCACGTACGCGCGCGGCCTCTACACGTTCAGTGCCGGAGAGTCCCTCGGCGTGCAGCTCGATTACAATGCCGTGAAACTCGGCGCAGCATCATCGGCGAACCGGCTGATCCAGGTAGAACTGGCCCTGGAAATCAACGTCTGAAAGGAGCAGCCATGACCATCACGATCGACGAATTGGAACAGTTGCAGGAGCGGCTCATTGCCCGCAAGGCCCTTGAGGCCCGGCTGCCCGAGATCGAGCGCGAGCTGAACGTGCTCGCCGCAGGCATGCCCGCCATCGATGCGGACGTTGGCGATGCCGGCGGCGCGGCGGCGAATCTGGTTGCCGCCCGAGCGCTGATCGCATCGGCACGCGCCAAACTCAAACGGCTAGGCTGACCTGGCCCTTTCTCCGCGAGGACGCTCACATGGCTGGTAATAGAATTTATCAGGAGATCGGCGACCGGGATCTCAGCAGCCTGACTAAGCCGGTGCTCATGTACCAGCTGACGGGCAGCTGGCCGCGCTCGGTGCAGGCGGTGGTGTTTTTCGGCTCCGATGCCAAACCGCTCTTCGGCACGGCCGGTGTGTGGACACTCGAGTTCGACGTGCAGCGAGCCCCTGATGCCGGCTATCACTTCAATGTCGGAAGCTACGAGTTGCCCGCGTTTCCGCTCCTGTGGATAGCCAGCCCGGAGATCATGCTCGAGCCGGGGGACAGGCTCGTCATCGCTGCCGCCTCCCCGAATGCGGAAGACTACAGCGTGGGGGTGACGGCGAATCTGTACGACGTCACCATCGCCCTGCCGGCGGCTGGCCCCGGTGCATCCGGCGGCTTGCCGACTGCGAACGCAGACAACTGCGTCATCGGCGTCGCGGGCACGGTCAAGACGTTCGACGCCCTCAAGCTCGTGAGCGACTGGCAGGTGATCCCCGGCGCGAATTACGACGGCAGCACGCTCCGTGTGGCGGCGGCCCTCTGCCATCACGGGCAGGTGGTGGGCGGGGCGAGCCTGTCGGCCTGCACGTTCCAGGTTTACACCGCCGCCGGCGTCGCCCAGGGCGCAGTGATCACCGGCACGAAGGACGCGACCGGCTACCATTTCACCGGCACGCAGGCGACCGAGGCCCTGCAGGCGAACCAGATATACGTCCTGCACGTCGCGTTCACCTACGGCGGAGTGACCTATCCGTTCCGCGTGCCGATGCCGCTGAACGCCTGAGGATGATCGATGCACCTGCGGCTGCCAACCCAACTGACGGTCTTCGTGCGGGCGCAGGCGGTGCACGCCGGCGGCACGCTGGAGCTGCGCGGGCAGGTCGCCATCGGCCCGGCCCTGGCGTCGGCCGCGATCACGATGCTCGAGCCGGTGCAGCTCGACGCCCGCACCTGGCGCGTGAGCTGGTTCTATCCCGCCCAGGACCCCACGTTCTACGTCTACCGCGACGGCGTGCTGCTCGGCTCCACGCAGCAGACCTGGTGGGATTTCGTGCTCGGCTCGGGCGAGGG